CTCTGCCGATTTGCCCGGCAAAGAATGACTGCAATCCGCGTGCAGTGTGATTCCCGGTACCGATAGTGTGCCGCTGATGGCGCGTGCCTACCTTTGCACCATCACCAACAATCAACCGAAATGGCACGCAACAAATATCACCAAATCCTTGCCAGGATTCTTGACAACGGCAGGCACCAGATCAACAAGAAGGGCAATATAACCTACCTTATCAATGAGCAGCTCTCACTTACCCCGGCCGATCTGCTTGAAATTTTAGAGGGACACGGACTGGCCCGCAAGAAACTACGCTCCGAGCTGAGGCTCTTCATGAGCGGCGAGCGCTCTGTGGAGAAGTACCGCGAGGCCGGCATAAACTGGTGGGACTACTGCGGTTCGATCCTGGTCAACTCCTACCCTACCTATTTCGAGAAGCTCCCGCCGCTGCTCGCCAGGATCAATACAGAGCGTCGCCCGTCAAAGAACTATGTGCTGTTCCTCGGAGCGACCGAGGCAGAGAGCAACCAGGCCCCATGCCTGTCGCTCGTTCAGTTCCAGATCGAGGACGGCGAACTGGTGGTGTCCGCCTACCAGCGCAGCTCCGACGCCAACCTCGGACTGCCGGCCGACATATACCACCTCTACCTCATGGCCCGGCACATCGACTTCCCCCTCAAGTCAATAACACTGTTCCTGGGCAACGTGCATGTGTATGACAACAATATCGACAACACCCGCCGACTTCTCGCCGGAGAGGACAGCGTCAAATTCGAACTGAACGTATGAGCCGCCTCTATCTGTCCGCTCCCCTGCCCTTCGTCGGGCAGAAGCGTATGTTCGCCAAACACTTCATCGAAGTGATAAAGCAATATCCGGCCGGCACCGTGTTCGTTGACCTTTTCGGAGGCTCGGGGCTGTTGTCACACATCACCAAGCACACCCATCCCGATTCCCGGGTCATATACAATGACTTCGACGACTACCGGCTGCGCATAGCCAATATTCCTCGCACCAATGCCCTGCTCGACCGTATCAGACCTATATCCGACGGTTTCGGGCGGCACAAGCCCATTACAGGAGAGGCAAGGGAGCGTATATTCGCCCTGCTTGAGCAGGAAGAGCAGGAAACAGGCTATCTCGACTTCATCACCCTGTCCTCCTCGCTGATGTTCTCGATGAAGTATAAGATGAGCATCCCGGAGATGCGCAAGGAAACGCTCTACAACAATGTGCGCAAAGCCGGATATGCCGAATGTCCGAATTATCTCGCCGGACTGGAAATTGAATCGTGCGACTACCGGGAACTGTTCGAGCGTTTCAAGGTTGTGCCCGGTGTGGTGTTCCTCGTAGACCCGCCTTATCTGTCTACCGACGTGGGCACATACCGCATGTACTGGCGGCTCGCGGATTACCTCGATGTGCTGTCGGTGTTGTCTGGCCATAACTTTGTTTATTTCACTTCCGAGAAATCGTGCCTCGTGGAGTTGTGCGAATGGATGGGCCGCAACCCTTCGCTCGGCAACCCGTTCGAGCGTTGCAGCCGCAAGGAGTTTAACGCGACCATGAACTACAATGCCCGGTACACGGACATCATGCTGTTCACCACACCCGACCTCCCTGCCGTCGATGCCATCTGAGGCCGTTTTCTCGCCCATATATCGCCAAGAGAGCCGCAACCCGATAAAGGATGCGGCTCTCTGTTTTCTTTGCGACACGGCGCGTTTATGTGGCTTATTTCAGATGACGGAACCCGACGCAAGTATAGGTTTCTATGTTCTCGACAATATCCTCGTGATTATGGTTGGTGGCGGAGCTGTCGATGTCGAACTCCATGAAGTTCTCGCCTTCCAGTCCGGCAAGCTGCTCATGGATCTTGTCAAGCAGCCGGAACTCGCCGATATTTTTCTGCTCCGCCCAGTCGGTCACAACATGGAGATTGATCAGCGGCTGCGCCCGGTATTCGACTCCGGGCACGACGGCATGCCACTTAAAGGGAACAAATTCGATGAACACTGCCGGGCGTGGCCATGGTGCCTCCTGCTCGAGGAACTCTACATTATGGTTCCATAGGTCGATGTGTTTGATCGCACGGGGATACAGTTCGTCATCCATGTCTGCTTCGTCCGGGCGTTCATAATACTCTCCGGCGGCATTGATGCACAGTGCCTCAAGCCGGGTTTTAAGTTTGCGGTATAATTCCTCTCTCATTTGAGTTGTTTTTTAGCTTCAAAATACATTTTTGTGAGTTTAGAGTTACCTCCCATGCGGAATACGCTTTTAACCATTGTTTCGGATATATCATTGCGCCAGTAGTTGGATAGAGCCTCACTGGAGATGGCATTGGCAAAATCCCATAGCACTTCCTGATTGTGTTTTTTGCGAGAGGTTGATTTCTCTCGTATGAACTCTTTCCATTCCTTGAATGAAGTCGGGATTCTTAATGTTATAGTTTTCATTTAATATTGAAGTCTATATTGTTGATGTACTCGTTAAGGTTCTCCTCGATGATCTGCCTGACTGCTGTTTCTACTTCCGGCGACGTGCCGAGGAATTTGCGCTGCGGTATCTTGATGGCACTTCCGACCTTCATGAGCGCCATCGCTTTCCAGAAATCAGCTTCGGAGGATAGTTGGCTATTCTTTTTGTTTTGCCGGAGGGAGCCGTCTTTTCGGCGGCCGAAGGAGCCGGTAGCGGAATAATATTTGTGCCAGAAGTAACGCTTCATTCTGGCCGTCACTTTGATTTCGCCACCTTCGTTGTGAATGGCAGCTCCCGGATGGTCTGACAGAAATACGATACTGCTTTCGCGGATTTCACTGCGGATACTCTGTCTCAAGCCGCCGGAATCAACCAATATCAGACCACCGGGGCGCGTCGGACTTTTGCGCCTCGCCCATGCCTGACTGAAGAATGCCTGCCGCTCGAAATTTTGGTCGAACTCATCTCCAAGCTCGACCTGTATGTCGCGCAATATGCTTCTGAAGACAGCACGAGTCTGTTGATCAAGTTCGCTCATTAGGGTCGTCTGTTTCGGGATTTTCGTCGATAAAATCAAAAAGGCCTGGCACGTCGGACGCCACGACCGGGTTTTCAAGCCCTGCCGTGGCGTTCATAATGTTGTAGAAGGTGCGCTCGCTGATCCAATAAACCGGATATATGTACCTCCGCCATATCTCCCGGTTAGTCAACCCGCTTTTGGCGTGTTGGTCATATATCCGGTTTATATCCTCTACGCGCTTTCTGTAGGACATGCCGCGCTTGCTCGCCATCGATTGCTATATGGGTTTTATCGTTTTTTGCTTATAAGGTCTGATGTCAAGTGTTGTCACACTGCTTACTGTAACCCTGCCGCTGCCCTCACACTGGGGACATGGAGCGGGATACCTTTGTGGTGATTCGGTCCTCTGTATCCCGGTGCCGTTGCATTCCCGGCACACTGCGATCCGTGGCGGTCTTTTGATTTCTTTTTCCATTTTCGTTACGTTTTAGTCGACATCGGTCATGCCGAGAGGAATATAACACCATGCGCCCTTGTCGTTTTTGTACTGGGCGCGGATGAACTTCTTGGAAATAGTAGGCTGGTAAGCCTCCTCGATGATTTTCACACCCTCAAGGAACTGCTCATTGCCGCTATCCTCCGCCATTTTGCGGAGCTGAAGCACTCGGCTGGCCTTTATATTGCCCTGCCCGTCGCGGCTCAAAAGACGTAGCACGGCATTAACGAGAGCCTTGGTAGCATCGTCTTTGGCCAGGCTCTCAATGTAGCCCTTTACCATTGCGATACCATCCTCGACAGTGTCGCGGTAGCCATCGATGGTGTTCACACCGAGGATGACGCGCAGGGTGCTGTCGGAATTGGTGAACGTGTGGCTGTTCTGATTGTCACGGGCAACGCCGGTAATCTCGGACTTCATCTTGAGGATTGTCTCGAAGTTGCCAAAGATGGTTTCCTTGACCAGTTTGATCTGGTCGCTCAGTTCGCGGAGCTGAGGAATCGTGGTGGATATTTCGTCATCCACCATGTCGGCGTACTGCTTGCGCTGCTCTTTGCGTTCCTGCTCACGACGCTTTTTTTCTTTTTCGGCTCTGTAAGCCTCGAATTCCTGACGCTCTTCGGCTGTCATTTCAACTTGTTCTGTCATATCACTTATTTTTAGATGGTTGGTTAATCGTTTTCTTTGCAGGGCACTTCATCTATCTCGTACCATTCGACATCCTGGTTCTCGAGTCCGAAGAACTCTATCACCTTTTCGCGGTCTTTGTAGCCGATGTATTCGGGGGTTAGGATCTGCCCGGTGGTGCGTTCCTTGAGTTTGATTTTCCAATGGCGCTTTTTCATGTTTTTATTATGCTTGACCCATGCTCATGGGAATTATTATTACTTGCTGTCGGGATTGCTGAGTCTTTGGCGGCTCCGGCATTTCCACCGGCTGCCGGCGTATGCCGCCTTTGCGCTCGATGCTCTTGAGCTTCCGGCGCAGTTCCCGGTGTTCCTCGGCGGTGATATGGTAGAAATCCTTGCCGATTATCCTGGCATCGCGGCACAGCAGATTGACGCGCCCCCAGTCGGTTGTATCAACTCCCATCTGCTGCATGAGTTTGAGAGTCTTGCTGCGCTCCTTGCGAAGCTCGTCTTGTCGCCCGGCCTTGCGCTCAAGGTCTTCACAGCATTGGTCGTACTCGGCCCTGGTCATCTCGCGGAGGCTGTCGGTGCGCCCATTGGTGTACTGGTGTACGAGGTTCTTTTTGACATCATCGCGATCTGCGACAAAGTCAAGAGTCTTTATCGCGGCATAAAACCGTCTGAAGTTAGTTACTTGCTGCTCCATAATCTCTTATTTTATATTCGGTTTCCAGTCTATCGTTACCATCGCCACGACCTCGCCCGTTCCCTCGCAGTCAGGGCAGCATTGGAATTCAGGCCCACTCACCGCATCATGGTAGAATCCGCCTCTGCCATTGCAGTAAGGGTATACCATCGGGGCTATCATAAACGCTTCTTTGTGTATCCTGCCGTCTGGCTCTATTACTATCATTGTCCGCTTCTTGCTCATATTATCCGATGTTATTGGTTGTTTTCAGTATTCCTTCAGCCCACACTGTGTAATAGACGCCCGGCGCCAGAATAAAACGACCCTGACAGTATGCCTTGTAGCCGCTTACCCTCACTTTTACACCGGCAAGGTATTTGAGTTTCTGCGCCGGTTTGCCCATCGGCTGCCCCTTGTACTCCTGGCTGATGAAGATGAAGCATTTTCGAGGAAACCGCTTTATCAGAGCCTCTGTTTCGGGATATTCCCACCCTGCCGCCTGGAAGCTGTCGATAATGATGAACTTCGGACTCTTCTTGCATTTGAGCCTCGCAGTCAGCTCTTCAATGGTGTCAGCGGTAGCAATGCGGAAGCGGCCTTGCACTTCATTCATCTTGAACCTGGCGATGCGCTTCTGAAAGGACTGCCCTACCCCTTCCTCGTAGCTCATGAAGAGGACGGTGCCATACTCGGTGAGCTTCCGGGCAAGCTGCATCACGAAACTACTCTTGCCGGAGCCGGATGGCCCGTGAATCAACCATGTTTCGTTGATTGTGGGAAGTCCGAATGCCTCGGCCCACTCGCCGTCCCATGGCAGGGTCTTGTATGTCTT